TAAAGATGGCTATTACCAGCAATTTGTGATAGAAGGAGATGAATTTAGGAGCGCGAAGCACGAATTCTTGAGAAGATTGGATCAATTTTATGGGGGTTAGATGTATTTTATCATCACAGCAATGTTATTTTTTTCAGGGACAGATACTGTAGTTTATACGCAGTACGATAAGGCTACATTTGATTCAAATGTAACTTGTCAGGAGTTTCTATTTCAAAATAAAGTAGAATTAACACTGGGTTTACTAGAAAACCACAATAAAGATGGAAATATGAAGGGTTTTGAGTACTTCTGCGAATCGCGATATTCAGCACCAGAGCCTGAAGGGCCTGAAGTGTGACATTTATGCAACACGGCTCCCTATATAGTGGAGAATTACCCCATGCATGTAAAAAAAAAAATAAGTTTTCAAAAAACACCGGTACTTTGGTACTTTGGTACTTAAATATATGATTTTATTAAGGAATATGGGTACCGACCCCCCGGTATTTAACGGTACTCACCGGTACTTTTTTTAATTTTTCCCAGTTTTTCTGCACTTGGCGTGCGCGCGAAAACCAAGTTTTTAAAAAAGTAGGTGGGGGTCATTTCCCCACTATATGTTGACGGAAAAAAATATATAGGCATAAATTGAATATGCCTAAGAAAACAGTAAAGAAGAGCAGACCACAGAAGGTTGACAAAGTATCCAGTGTGCTACCCAGCACGGTGAAAATTGGGTATAGAGATATTGACATAGAGTATGTTAGTCCTGATTTTAAAACAGACAATCTTACAGATTGTTACGGTGAGTATCGTGCGCGTGAAGGTAAGATCTTAGTGCAGTATAATCTTTGCGGGCAGGAAATGGCGAACGTAGTGCTCCATGAGTGTTTACATGCAATAGCCTATTCATCTGGACTTAACCAAGCTAATGGTCCACTTAAGGAAGATGATGGAGAAGAGTTAGTTGTAAATCAAATGACTAACTACTTAATTGGAATGTTTAGAGACAATCCTTGGTTCTTAGATTTTATAAAAAATAATATGAATAAAGACAAAGGTAGTGTATAAATAACTATCACTAGCAATGTCTACCACAGAGGTGTCGGGACATGTGCACAGTTGCTAGTGGTAGCTATTTATTTCGGGGGAAGGATGTTTAAAAACATTTTATTTGCTACAATAATTTCAACTGCTGTTATGCTTGGTTTAAATCATGCTATGGCTGATGGAGATCTTACGTCTTCTGGTTCCACTACCAATGATCAAGTTAACTCAACTGGGTCAAATACTGCCATTACAGGCGGGTACACAAGTACTTCGAGCACGACGTATCAACAGGGAAGTTCAAGTTCAACTTCTACTACCTCTACTACTAATAACAATTCCTACACTGGCGACACACGTACTGTACCGTCAGCATCTGCTCCAGGAATTTCGGCAATGTCGCAAGACCTTTGCACTGTAGGGGTTGCTGCTGGAATACAAAAACCATTAATAGGTGCATCTATAGGCATTACAAAACGTGATATGAATTGTGAAAGAATGAAATTATCGAAATTACTGTTCGACTTTAACATGAAAGTTGCGGCTGTATCTATACTTTGTCAGGATGCCAGAGTGTTCTCAGCTATGGCTCATGCGGGAACACCGTGCCCGTTTAATGGAAAAATTGGGACTGACGCCCTAGAAGAATGGAATAAGTACGACGAACAAAGACCAGACTACGAAGAGTACACGAAAACCCTAAGATACATGGAAGAAGTTGATGCAAAGATTACGGAGGCAATGGATGATAAGGAAGCATATATCGTTGATGGCAGCGGTAATCCTGTTCAGCTCGGCAGCGAATAGTCAGACTGTAACTATTGAAGACACACCCAACCCAGGCGACACTACGACCGTAACAACTATTACAACAGGCAACCCTGTAGTCACTGGTAATTTATTATCTCACCAATGGAATGATGGTAGTTGGACAGGAACTATGTTTCCAGATAGTTCTGATATAAATGAAAATATATACCTGACTGGTAAGGACGGAGCGTTTGCAGAATCTACAGTTAATTCTCAAGACATACTAACAGAACAAGAATTGCAACAAGGCTTAACTTCAACTCTAACAGCTAAAGTTAGGTGGTGGAATCAGTGGGAGAGCACTATTGAGATGAAACAAACTGCAACCAATGGAATTGATACAACTACACAAACTATAATTTTGGAAGATACAACTAATCACAATAATCAGTTTAATTCACACTCTAATACTTTAATTATTGCACCAGATGCAGAAAACTCACATGGCACATTAACTACAAGATTTACATTTGATATAGATAATGCTGCAGGTAATTGGAACAATGGCCACAGTGGTCCAGATATTATAGAACCTGACTTAAGGCTTAGTTATTCGGCACTAAGCTCAACTACTGTCACTGATATAACCTATTGTTATGAGAAAACACCACCCACTTGCCCCGCACAAGAAGAGATAGCAGGTATTGAAACTTTCTTAGATACCTTTGAAGATGACCTATATTTAGAAGATATATATCAATATGAAGAAGAATACTTTATGCCTGAGGAGATAGAAATTGAATACTCATTCAATAATGATTACTTTGAAGAAGAGGAGTTTGAAATACAAGAGGACTATTTAGCACTTGATGAATTTTTTTTTGAAGACGATTATTATCAAGACGACTATTACGAAGAAGTTTTCATGGAAGAATTTATTCCAGAAACTCTTGCCTTTGAAGAAGTAGAATTCTTTGATGAGCCTCCACCAATGGAAATGTTTACTGAGTTACCACCAATAGAAGAAATTTATTTTGCAGATGAATACTTTGAAGATGAAATGTATTTTGAAGAAGAGATGTATATAGAAGCATTCACTGATGAAGCTTTTATAGAAGAGTTTGAAGAAATGTTTGAAGAGATTCCAATGGAAGAGTTAGATATGGAAATGGCGGAAGAAATGTTTGAGGAAATGTTTGAAGAATATATCGAAGAAGAACCAATGGAACTAGTTGAAGAATTTGCAGAAGAGTTTAAAGAAGAACCAATGAAGGAAGAAGAGCCCCTGGAAGAGGTAGCCTTGGTCGAGGAAGAGCCGGTGGAAGAGGAACCACTTGAAACAGAACCTGCAGAAGAACCAATTGAGGAAACAAGTAATGAACAGATTGAAGAACAACCCAGTAGCGAAAGCCCTATTGCAGACGAGCCGGAAGAGACAACAGATGTTGCCGAACAAGAAGAAATTGTCGAGGAGCCAGTTGAAACACCAGGACAAGAACCTAGCGAAGATGTGGAAGTTGATCTAGATATTAAGGTAGCAGCACTAGAAAAGGTTATTCAAAGCAAGATATCTAATGAGATGCAGAGAGTTAGTATAACTTTGGATGCAGTCAATGAGATTGTGTCTAGAGAATTAGTAGCTTCACAACCAGATATTTCCTCATATTTTGATATAAACTCAGCAATGTTTGATACTAGACAGTTACCTAGCGGAGACCCAGCGTTTTTTATGCAGGCCAGTCTAGACAGCTATAGCAAAACTATCTATAATACACAGGCAAATCTTGTAGCAACTGATCCAGTGGTTCAGTATCAGATTAAATTAAACGAAGCACAACAAGCTACAGATGCTGCTTATATAAAACTAAAAGGATTAATGGATGCCAGACTTAATTAATAAACTATCTAGCTACGCGGCATTGATCGGCGTGGTAGGAGCCATTGGCGGAGGTTTTTATGCCTGGGGTGAATTCAATACAAGGTTATCAGCAATAGAAGGACAAGAGTTTGTAGTTAATCAGACTGTTGACTTAACTGATACACATGATCGTATAGTTTTAGGCGACAAAGAAACTATGGATGCAGTAAGATCTATTGGTGCAGCTCTTGAAGCAATTAAAAAGGACATTGCAATTAATGGTGCAGCTATCGAGTATCTTGACGCAAAGATAAATGAATTGAAAGCAGCTAACGATAATCCTTTATTAAACTAGGAGATAAATTATGCCAGAAGGTCCAGGTACTTACGGTTCTCAGGTTGGTAGACCCACCAAGAACAAAAAGAAAAAAAAGAAAAATAAAAAGAATAAATAATGAAACTCTCGGATTCGACGCAAATTTCGCTTCCGGCTCGTAATTTAATTGCCATTCTCGCAGCAGTCGCAATCGGCACTATGAGCTTCTTCTCGATACAGGAAAGATTAAACAAGCTGGAGACAACCCAACAGCTAATGGCACAGGACATGGAATCTGCTAATGAATTTATTAGCGGCGTCCCCAAAGGCACCATGGTCAGTCCACAGATAAACGAGCTCTACATGTTGGTGGAATGGCTGTCAAAAACACAAGAAGAACTTCGTACTCATGTTAATAAAGAGGTTCCAGAGATTGCAAAACTAAATATGCAACTACAGTTTATAGAAGAACGTATGATAGATGTTGAAACACTAATTGATAAACTGAGACAGAATGGAGTGTCACATGATTGAAACACTATTCGCAGTACTACTTATAACTAACGGTTCCATAATAGAGACGGTGCCAACTGAGGGAATGGCTGATTGTCTTAAGACCAAGCGCGTGGCTATGCAAAACATAGGACCCGATCAAGAGGGAATATTCATGCAGTGCGTCCAGGTGGAAGCCGAGGTCGAGATGGACATGGGGAGAAAGAGAATAGTTAAAATACTAACGGAGAATCCTACTGGAAATTAGAGTTTATATAGCTTTATTCATGTTGACGATGTTATTTATGTGGTCTACTACTTTTTAAATGCACTTAGTAGGATTGGGTCTTACTATGCACGACAGTTCAGTCGCCGCATACAAAGACGGAAAATTTTTATATAGAAAAGCAGAAAGACAATTTAGTAAGAAACATCTTTATGCCGGTTTAAGTTGGGCTGAAAGTGTTTTAAAAGAATGGGATATAAACAACCCAGTTATTGCAAAGTCTACTTGGTTAAAAGGAAGAGATCCAGATCAATTAGTAGATGGGTTTGATTTAGATCATCACTATGCACATGTAATGTCATCTCCTAAAAAATATCATGTAAATTATGTTGTAGATGCATTATCTACAGGTCCTGCCGACAATGAAAATGAACAAGAAGTTTATACTGGTTTATTAATGATGGGTGAGACACCAAGAAGAATAAAAGATTTTCCAATACCTTCTGTTTTAAGACCAGCTGTATGGGCACAACAATTTGATCATGAAGAAGAACTTAGAAAGTTTTTTATATCTATACAAAACCAAACAATTTCCATTACAGACTGGGCTAAAAAATTAATTGAAACAGAACAAGTTGATGAAATGTGGCCAGTATTTGTTAAGTCAATAGACTTACCTGGTAAAACAATGGGACTTCAATCCTATGGTAGAGTTGATAATAAAACAGTTGATAGGTGGTTAAACTCACCCTTTCCCAGATACACTGCTTTTTGTGAAACCAATGTTACTAGACCTGATGTTCATATGGTGGCTACTCTTCATAGCTTTTGTGAACGTGTACTACAAAAGGATGTTCCACCAATGCATGACTTTGGTTATTCAGGTGGTGTTGCACAAAACGTAGTTATTAATAGATCTTTATTGGATGCAGGTTATAAACCTAATGTGTATCCCTGGGCTTATGATGGAGGATGTTCTATTGGTGCTCTTAATTATTTATTAGATAAATATAATATAGAAAGATATTCAGATTGGGTTCAAGACGATCAAACTCCAGACACAGAACCTAGTACAAGAACAATTAAAAAGGTTGCTGAGCTTATTGCTAATAACAAGGTTGTTGGTTGGTATCAAGGCAATGGAGAGGTAGGCCCACGTGCACTGGGAAACCGCAGCATACTATTTAATCCTACAAATAAACATGCCAAACAAATAGTTAATAGAGTTAAACAAAGAGAATGGTGGCGTCCTTTTGGTGCTAGCGTAAAGGAAGACCAAGCCCACAGATTTTTTGACATACCTGTAAGTAGACACATGTTAATTAATTCTAATGTTTTATACTCAGGCATACCTGCAGTAACTCATGTTGATGGTACATGCAGGCACCAAACAGTTCCGGAAGAAAATAGTATTTATTATAATTTATTGGATGAAGTAGAAAAACTAATAGATGTCCCTATGGTGCTTAACACATCGTTAAACCTAAGAGGAAAACCTATTTGTTCTACAATTACAGAAGCAAAACAAATTCCTCTTGATGCTATTTGTATAGGAGATGAGATATATGAAAATATGCATAGTTAATCCAGGTAGGTGTGGAGGCACCTTAATGTTATGTTATTTGCACAGTAAACTACCAGGATATGAACTGAAGTATGAAGTTATTACAAATGACTTACCCAAGTCTGAAAATATTATATTTAAATATCAATATTTATATACACACAAACCACTAGAAGGCGCTGATAAATATATTGTTGTAGATAGACGAGACAAAGACGCCTGGCTTTATAGTACGTACATGTCCGCAATACACTCACACCATCATGGCAAACTACCTAAAAAAGAATATGCATACAGTGAGATAGATTGGAATCATTCTAAACTAGGAATGAGTAAAGTATACAACACTATCTGGGTACCAGAACGAGAACGACTATTGGCTGCTGGTGCCGACATGGTTTGGTATGAAGATATGAAAATTAATGAAGATGTATACTTTGGTGCTACAAAGCTGGTACCAGTTTGGTCTTGTAAAAGAAAGTAAATTTACTTATACTTACAACATGGGCTTACCCAAACTATTAACTGAACAGCAAAAAAAGTTTGCAGAATTGTTGGTATACAATGAAGGACGTAAAACACCTACTGAGTGCGCTATTGAAGCAGGTTATGCTGAAGGTTCAGCACATGTTAGGGCTTCTGAGCTCCGCAATCCAAACAAGTTTCCCCTCGTTGTCAAGCACATCGGTGAGCTCAGGACTGAAGTACAGAAAAAATATGAAGTTACTTTTGAAAAACACATCACAGAACTCGGTCGTATACGCCAAGAAGCTTTATCAAAGGGAGCTTTTAGCGCAGCTACAAATGCAGAAGTTGCGAGAGGAAAAGCAGCAGGACTCTACATTGAACAAAAGATAAGCTTGACTGGTAAGTTAGAAGATTTATCTATTGAAGCTTTAGAAGCTAAAATGAAAAAGATATATGAGGAAAATAAAGTTTTGATTGAAGGGGAAGCAGTGGAGGTTAAGAGTGGTTGAGGATAATTTAATTACATGTCCTTTTTGCAAGAGAATTACATCAAAGATAAATGTGCATGGTCATGAGCAGTGTGAGCATTGTCATAAAAACATAGAAGAATGTTGTCAAGGCGAAGTAGCAGATGGCTAAGAGGTGGAAGTCTTATGAAGAACATGAGCCAGTGTTTCATGGTACAAGTATTGGAAGGAATCCAAAGTTTAGTTCAATGAATAAGAGTAAGAGAAGATCATTTAAGAAATATAGGGGGCAAGGAAAAAGGAGATAATTATGGATGAAGCAGATAAAATACTTAAAGAGCTTGATCTTAAGACAGGAACACCAAGAGACCTTAGATTAAGGTATGTTAATTATACGACTAAAAGTTTAATTCAAGTACTTGAGAATTTCTGTAAATCACCTGAAGGAGCAAACGCTGCTGTCATGATGTTAATGCCTGAGGGTAGAAGTCCTTTTCAAACAGAGTTTAATATTAGAGAGATTAGACTGATTGAAAACAAGTTGGTTAATGCTGCTGAGAAATATAGATTGGCTATTCTTGTTGAATAATGGGATGGAATTTTAATCCACCACCTGAGAAAATAGATAAAGCCATACTCATTTTAATCATATTGCTTTTACTTTGAAAGACGAATCAAAATTATGGCAAAAAGTTAAGAAACATACACCAAATATTATATGGACACGCATTGAATCTTGGGCATCTTTTGGCTTTCCTGACCTAGTTGGATACACTGAAAAACAAGGATTCTTTACATTAGAGCTGAAAGTAAAGAAAAGTAAAAAAGTATCATTCTCACCACACCAAATAGCCTTCCATATCAAGCATCCAACCAACACGTTCATCTTAGTCGCGACCCCCGATCAAAGCTCCCCGAAACTTTATCCAGGCAGCGCGATCCAGGAGCTTGTTGCTTGCAGCTCGCAGCTTGATGCTTGTTGCTTGTCGCTTGCAGCTTGGTCCGAGCTTGAGGCTTGCCTGCTGCTTGCAGTTAAGTAGCTTGCGGCTTGTTGCTTGTCGCTTGCCGCTTGTGGCTTGCAGCTTGTCGCTTGCGCCTTAGCTTATAGCCCCAGCGCCGGTAAGCTTCGTCTACCGTCAGGCCAGGGGCCACGCGCCCCGGCCTAGTGTTTACCATATGCTATGTTTTGAATGTCCTTGTCCCAGCATGCCCTGCAGCTCTTGCACTCGTTGTCCTGGTCAGGAGCTGGACAGGTGCGGCCGGCGGTTACTACTGTACTGGTTAGATGCCAGCTTCGCGGTGCGGGGCCATCTACCTTCGTTGCTGATAACCTGATTGTCAAGTTAGCAGGCACGCGCGCCGCTGGTATCTTAGAAAGGAGCCCGGCTTCCCGTGTGGGAATCCAGTGCGCCACGTCAGGTGTTAGCCTGCAAACGTGGAATATTTTAAGTAAGTGCTTCACGCTCTGAATGTCGCCGGAGTCATGCCAGCGGAACCAGCGAGACTTGCGGGCGGTGATGTCTGCAGCCATGGTCCGCGCCCAGTCGGGCCGGGTGATGCTACCCAGGCGGCGCATCATAGCGTCCATGACGTTGGGGAACCTGTACCGGCCCTTCAGTGCATAGCAGCCGTGGCACGTGGTGCCAGGTATCTGGGCCAGCTTGCTGCCTGTCTTACAGTGTATCGCGGGCAGGTTATAGCTGTACCCCGGCATCTTGGAGGGCTTCGACAGCCCACCAGTAATTAACTTTCTTTGTTGTGCATTCATGGTATATCCTTTCTAATAATATCCCATATATATGGTATGATATTTAAATGTCAACTTTTATTTTCGCATATTGCTTGCGCGCTTGAGCGCTTGCGGCTTGCTGCTTGCCGCTTGATCCGCGAAGCTTGCCGCTTGTCGCTTGCGGCTAGCCACAACCAATACGGGTTCACCGTTCCAATAACTTCGCTCCGGGCAGCAGGCGCCGCGGGACCAGTGCCCCGCAGCAGCTTACTATTGTAGGTTGAGCGATTACTCATTGATGTTCACCTGGTCCAGCATGTCGTCAGTGGAGTCAACTGGGCCGTAACCTTCCTTATAGTTGCCGGACACGTCAGTGCCATCTGGGGTCAGCTCAATTTTAAACTTAGCTGGAAACACCACAGCGACGTCCCCTGCCAGTCTAGGATCTGGCATCTGTGCTCCATATTGACTTTTGAACAGGTTATAGCGTAGATGGCTGGCACGGTGATTGATTTGAGGATCAGCTTTCATCAACGCCTCTTCATCGCAGAACAGCTCCACGTCTACAGACTCGGGCTTATTGCCACGTTGTATCCAGCGTCCCTGAGCAATCTCTATCATGTTAGTGTTGATCAGTGGGTAGACATCTTTAAAACTTGGTTGCCCATCCACAGACTCCAGCTCATGCATTACTGCTGGGCTGTCATCAGCTTTTAGTATTAGTACGTTTTGTGTTTTCATATTATTTCCTTTCTTTGATTAATTATCATCTTATCCCATATTCACAGCTCACTGTCAAATATTATTTTGCGCTTGCTGCTTGTCGCTTGCTGCTTGCGGCTTGAAGACTGGCCCGGCTAATAAAACCAAACGGTCAGACCGGGCCCTGTGTGCGTGGGAAGTGCATACACGTGCTTTTAGCCTACACAAACCCAGGCACACTGTGCCTAAACTACCCTTTCGTTTGTTACATAGACACTTATTAATGTGTCAGCATTTTAAACACAATATTTATATGGGAAACTATTTGACAATTACAAGAGGTAATGATATAAAAACGAATCAATTAATAGAAAGGAATAAGATATGATTGAAGATATAACAAATGACGAAATAGAGCCTACATTCGAGGAATTTTCAGAACGATTGATAGGACAATTTAAAAAAGCAGACCATTTCTATATTGTACACTACTGCAAGAAAAGAGATGACATTGAAAAACGAAGATGTTATTGGGACGAGAAATCTAAGATTTGGATAACTAAAGATGACAAACTTGCGATTACTTGCGTTGCATTAGATAATGAAGAACACACGATAGATGGATATAGAACTTTTACTAATATATTCACTATTAAAGGCTATCAACCTAAGGTGGCAACTAGTGAGGGGGTGCATTAATGGAACACGCATTTAAAAAAGGCAAAGCATATATTTGTCAAAATCCAAGTTGTCAAAAAAAGTTCTATAAATATGGATATGGCTCGAGTAGTACCGTAAGATATGTTTACGCAAAAAGTGAGTGTGAACTTAACGCAAGATTAGACTTTATTGAAAGTCAGGGATTATGGCGCAGACAGGGTGCTGCTCAGGAATATAGCTGGTCTGGTCAATGGTGCCAAACTATGAATGCCACTAGACCTGATACATATGGACCATACTTCCATTCTCAAGGGTGTATGTATGATTGGATTGGCGATAATATAGCTGAAATACATAATATAATACTTGCACAAAATAACAATTCTGTTAATATCCCAGAATAACTAACGAAAGGAAAATAATATGGCTAAAATAAGAATGAATGACGAATATAGGAAGAAAATTCTTAATCGTTATGTCGAACACGCAGAACAAGAGGACACTCAAGAGAGAAGGGCATATCTTGACGCAAAGGCAAGTATAATGGATTTGTATGAGAGTACATTTGCACTTGCAAAAGATGTAGTTAAGAGGTCATACCCTGATGAAGATGTGGAAACTTGTCAAACACTAAAAAATAAATACGGACAACCTTTAGATGTTGTAGCAAAAGATAAATGTTTTTATTTCTCTTATGCACACGAGGTTGATGAAAATGCTGAAGATGATTATAACACTAATTATTCTGAACATTTTGACTTTGGTTTATATGGCGATTGCAATAGTAGTGGGTATAGTGATGATAGTGGCAGAATATTTGCTTATGCTTTATATCGAGATGAGTTAAAAGCAAAAGACTGCAACCCTGACATTTTTCCACAACAAGCAGAAAACCAAGACAACCCACACAAGACACAACATTGTGAGGCGAATGACAAGGCACTAGGTTATGGTGGCTACTCTCATTATTCTAGCGATAGAGATAATAGCACGGGAATTGCAAAAGATTTTGATAAGCAATTCTATGTTGATATTATTGGAGTTAGTCATTGTAGGTCTAGGACTATTGCGTGTACTCAAGCTGAGTTTCAAACTTTCCAAATGTTTAAAAAGCAAAAGGGAATGTTAATCTCGGCTCACGCAACTTGGATAGACACAATAACTGCACAGAAAAAAGCAATGGCAATGGGCTTAAAGGCTTATCGCTATTTAACTGAGGGTGTTGAGTTGATGACTGAGTTAGGTGTTGATTGTGATGAAGCTGACTTAATCAAAGTTAATTCAACGGGCTTAACAATGTATAACCCCGTTAATCTCGCTAGTATGATACAAGGTATGAAGAATAAAACTATGACGAGAGAACAAAAGATTGCTGAGAGATTGAAATACGATACAGTCGTTGTATCGCCTAAACCAATCAACTTAGTTAATTAGTTTATTAGGCATGGTAGATTATATCTGTAAGTCCTAATAAGAGAGTATTGGCAAAGTCGGGCAAGTCCCACGCATACTCTCACCTTTATCATCACTCCCTAGCTTTCATATCTGACCAAGACTCATAGGGAGTGATGGCCCAAGCTTGTAGCTTGTAGCTTGTAGCTTGTCGCTTGTAGCTTGTGGCTTAAATATTAGATGTTAATGAATGCTCCAGCGATTTGCTGGAGCGTGGGGGAGTTAGTCGAGAAAACATTTAGCAATGTATAAGAATGATATCCCAGACAAAGCAAAGGCAAATAAAGGTTGACCAATAAATGCAAGCATCACTGCTAATACATTAAGTAAGACAACAGGTACAATAAACCACATAACATATTCCTTTCATTTGTTGGGGGCTTTTAGTAGTTAACGCAAGAAGCCCCCGTAAACGTGCGTATCATCTTATCCCATATTCACAATCAAATGTCAAGCGAGAAGCGAGGGGTCCCAAAAAAATAGATATATACACATTAAAAAGGGAGGGGGTACCCCCAGATTTAGTATATAGGGGTCCCAATAAACACTATATATTGCCTTGTTTCATAAATAGATGTGTGCTAAATTCATTTCCACTTTTAAAAACATAAGTGCAAAAATTTTGTAGAAAATTTTTTTCAAATGCTAACACCAGAACAAATAGATAATTTACCATCAGATACTAAAAAAGAATATTTGCAAGCCGCCCTGCTGCTTGATCAAAAAAAGAAGGATCAAAGTGTCCGCGATGATTTCTTAGCTTTCGTAAAACACATGTGGCCAGAATTTATTGAAGGTGAACACCATAAAATTATGGCTGAGAAATTTAATCGTGTAGCAAAGGGAGAATTAAAAAGATTAATTATCAATATGGCACCTCGTCATACGAAATCTGAATTTGCATCAAACTATTTACCTGCATGGATGATTGGTAACAATCCAAAATTAAAAATTATTCAAGCAACTAACAATGCAGAACTTGCTGTACGTTTTGGTCGTAAAGCAAAGACATTAATGGAGCAACAAGAGTATAGAGAAATTTTTAATACACGTTTAAGAGAAGATTCTCAAGCCGCTGGTAAGTGGGAGACTGCTCAAGGTGGTGAATACTATGCTGCAGGTGTTGGTGGTTCAATTACAGGTCGTGGTGCGGACTTATTGATCATTGACGATCCACACTCGGAGCAAGATGCGCTAAACGCGGCTTCTTATGATAGAGTTTATGAATGGTACACTTCAGGACCACGACAAAGGCTTCAACCTGGAGGAAGAATCATTGTTGTTATGACAAGATGGAGTGTAGCAGACCTAACAGGCAAATTAATTAAAGGACAAAAAGAACCTAAAGCAGATCAATGGGAAATAATCGAATTTCCTGCAATATTACCTTCAGGAAATCCGGTTTGGCCTGGATATTGGAAAAAAGAAGAGTTAGAAGCTGTTAAAGCTTCAGTTAGTGTTCAAAAATGGAATGCACAGTATCAACAAAACCCAACTTCAGAAGAAGGGGCCATTATTAAGAAACATTGGTGGAAAAAATGGCCAAAAGACAAATTACCACCTCTTGCACATGTAATTCAGTCATATGACACCGCTTTTATGAAAAAAGAGACTGCTGACTTTAGTGCTATTACTACTTGGGGCGTATTTTTTCCAAATGAAGATGAAAAAGAGGCACATTTGATATTAGTGGACTCTGTAAAAGATAGATACGAGTTTCCGGAACTTAGGAAGAAGGCAAAGGAGCAATATGACTATTGGAAACCAGAATCGGTAATTGTGGAGGCCAAAGCATCTGGATTGCCTTTAACTTATGAATTAAGGAAAATGGGGATACCAGTTATTAACTTTACACCAAGCAAAGGAAATGATAAACATACTAGAGTAAACTCTGTAGCGCCTTTGTTCGAAGCTGGAATGATTTGGGCGCCTGACAGAAAGTTTGCTGATGAGGTAATTGACGAATGCGCTGCATTCCCCCTTGGTGAAAACGATGACTTGGTGGATAGCATGACTCAAGCCGTAATGAGATTTAGACAAGGTGGTTTTGTAGAACATCCTGAAGACGCTCCAGATGATCCACTTCCACATCAAAAGAGGACGTATTATTAATGTTCAAATATTTCGATCAGCTGGTTGCTTACCTTAGAGGAATGGGACACGCAGTTAGTACACCAAGTGATATACACAATTTAAAAAAAGCTATAGCAGAAAAAATGAACGAGGGTTACGCACCAGGTGATCCTAAACGAATTACCACAGAAGAAATAGAAGGTGGTGTAGAAAGATTTGATGATTATTTATATACTCAGGCAGAAACTGGAAGAATAACACAAGAATTTGCTGAAGAGATATCAACCTATTTAGATGATGTTTTAGAAGCTAGAACAGCAGAACAAAAAATAGCGCAAGATATGTATGACCAAAGAGGTCGTACAGTTCTTATAAATAGTCTTGAAGAAGCGATACCCGATCCAGTATTCAGGAAGAACTTAATCGATAAGTATGGTGAAGCAGAAGTATTAGAAGCAGTACGTATAAAAGCAAACTCTTCTGGGCTTTCTAATGCACAAATAGGTATGCCTTCAAGCACGCCTGATGATGAATTAGTTTGGTTGTTAGAAGGAAGAAATCATCCAACACACCCTTTACATTATGAACATCAAGTTGGTGCGTCTGATAAATACAAACAAGCAGTTGTACCTGCAGGTGATAACATTACAGATATTGCAACAGCAAAACCTAAATTAAGTACGGAAGATTTAAATAAACTGGATGAAGAGTTACGTATTCGTTATATCGATGAAGATGCAGCGGGGACCATGACTTTAGAAGAATTTGCAATTCAGGAGAGAGGATACGGATATCCAGCATCAACAAAACATCCATCTGTAAGAGATACGAAATGGATAGATTTAGGTAGAGAAGATGTAGGTATATCTAAGCCAGATCTTCCTGAAGAAACATTTCAACACAACCTTGACGATATTTATAACAAGATGAGGGAAGATCCAGTAACTCAACAAATAATGGATAGTAATATAGACGTAATAAGCAAAGAGCTAGATAAAATGGATTTTGGTAGTAAGCAAATGCAAGGTGCTACTAAACAACTTGAAATTATGACAGCTAGAATGGTTGAACTTGAAAAAGCAGGTGATTTTGATGGAGCTCGACTGATTAAACAAACTATAGATGATTATGCTCAAAAAGTAAAAGACATGGATCCAGGTGATCCGAATTTTCCAATGCTGGTTGACCCTACAAGAAAACCACATGCAATGGGTGGAATAGCAGGTGGACGTATTAATTATGCTGATGGTACAGACCCATATACAGATGATTTGTTTTACAAGACACAAAAAGAAAGAGCTTATTGGATGGAAAAACTTGAAAGAATGAAAAGACGAAGACTTATGGAAATGAGTGAAAATGCGCCTAGTAGTTTTTATGAAACATTAAGTTACGTTGATCCAACAGGTAAGATGGGTGAAAACATAGCAGATCACCGACTGGATATGTTGGAAACAGAATTTCTTTATGATGATTATTTACACAGAATGAAATTAGATGCTGCTAGAGAGATATTTGATAAACAAATAGATGATTTTGAAAAAAAGCAAGAACCTAAATTATTTGAAGCCGCACAAGGTGGTCGTGTAGGATTATATGGTGGAGGCTTTGCAGATACACTAGCTGGAGACATAATGGCTGAAGATGATGAGTTTATGCAAGTAGCAGATGTAACTCGCGGAGATATTCATAATATTAAAACTATGGGCATGGCGGGTTATTCTGTTCATGACATGCTCAACTCTGGTGCTTTAAGTGATAATATAACTGATGATGAAGTTCGGGGTGTTATGGAAGGTACAATAACAGAACCTATTACTAGTGAAAAAAAAGAAAAGAAATGGTTTGGTATTTTCTAATATGTCTGACAACTCTAAAAAATTACCTGTAAGTAGACGTACCTTTCTTGGCCTTCTTGGCGGAGGACTCGCTGCACTATTAGGTGGTAGTAGAGCTTTTAAAGCAGCAAAGGTAGTTGAACAAGCCGCAGCTCCAGTAATACAACAAGTTCCAGGTATGCCTAGTTGGTTTCCTGCTCTTGTAACTAAAATTAAAACCCAAGGTACAAAAACAAGAGAACCAAGCTATGGAGATTTTACAAGCGGCGGTAATACAGAAACTATTTATGTTTTAAAAGATAAAAGTTTGCCTGGTGGAGATATTAGATTATATGAAAACGAAGCAACTGGTGCTGTTATCGTTACTGGTCGTGGTGATGAATTTCAACAAGTATCTTTTGAATACATTCCAGGAGAAAATATAGTTAAGACCGATCAATTAGGGCAACGAGGAGTAGTAACAGAACAACCTACTTTTGATGCATCCGCACAAACTCAGTCAGCCGCAAGAGCTGACCAAAGAGGTGGCTTTCTTGGAAATAAAGATACTACAGACGATTTAATGGGAGAACATTCTGTTAACGTAAATGAACAAGGTACGTTTGAAGCAGGGGAATTTGCAAAAGGTGAGCGATATGATATTGAAAACTTTGGTGGCATAGATGACTTACAAGGAGGCGTAACTTCATGGGAAAAACTAGCTAAGGGAGGAAGTAAATCTGAAGAAGCAGAAAAAGCTGTAGAAGAATTTATAAAAAGACAAACCAATCCAAATATTGTAGACGACTTTGCAGAAGGTGGTAGAGTTAATCTTTTACATGGGGGAATAGTATCCAAGCGACGCGATTCATTTTACAATGGCATGGGATCACTATTTAAGGAGAGAATATAATGGCAATCGATAAATCATTACCAGAACCAATTAGAACAAACATTTCTGTTACTGGACAAGAGATGGAAAGAGAAATTCCACTACAAGAAGAACAACAAAAAGGTCCGGTTGAAGTTAATCAACTAGATGACGGTGGAGTAGAGATTGATTTTGATCCAAATGCTCTTGC